AGCAGTGTTGCAAGAACTTCATACGCACGCGGCTGTTGAGTTTCATTTGCAATGTTTGCAAGTTCATTAAATGCATCTTCTGCCGCTTTGATAATATTGCGCATTTTCTTTCGCGCAAATGCAATGTCATCGTCTTGCGGAGAAACAGGAACAGGATCGTGAACAACAATTTCTTCTTGGCCCTGAATTGCGGTAGACGTGCTATCTACCCGTACGGGTAAATTATTGTCGTCGTCAGATGTAGGCGCGCCTGTTTGCAAAGGAGCGGCGATTTCAAGTAACTCGTCAAGTAAATTATTTTTACTCATAACATCAATATTCCGTTATTGTTGTTGTATATCCATAATCAGAGTTTGGAAGAGCATCAATTGGATTTGGAGTTACAACAATTCTTACAGATTGAGTTGGATTGACATAGAAACTTGATATATTTGCCGATCCATTTGAATCTGCTGCCCAGATTCTTACATTTGCTTTGTATGCTCCGCCCAATACTTTTATTGTAAGTCTGTCGGTTGTTGTATTCCAGTCAACGACCTGTCCGACTGCGGTTGCATCTGCCGCATTTGGTCCTTGATATACCAAGTCTCCGTATCTAAAGTGAGTATTTCCAACTCCGCTAAGATTCACAGTAACATGATTTGTATCTCCACTTACATAGTTATATGCATCATTGATAATATTTGTAATGACAGTATTGATTGTATTCTGAGTAAGAGAAGGACCTGAAAACCATGCCTTCATTGTAAACGAAAGAGTCCATATGATTGAGCGAGTTGTTTCATAGTTGCCTTCATAGTCAATTGACTGATTTACACTGTTTAGTGTAATTGGAATCGTTCGAAATTCGTTTGGAAATGCGGAATTTAAATTGATTGACATGGAATACGCAGGAGCAAAGTATGGAAGTATTTGCTCGACTATCTGATTTCCATCTTCAATATTTCGCACCATGATCGACAATTCAAAATTGATATCATACGGCGTATCAACATATGTGCTTGTAATACGATTTGAGTATCCTGGAGTAACAAATTTTCTTTTTAGATTTGTCTCTTGTTTTCTCATCGGATCATATGACAGGCCCACCATTTCAAATGCCATTCTGGGAAGAATGACTTGAACATTGCGCGTAAGATCGGGATCTTGTTCAAGAGGAGAAATATACTTTTCTTTTGGAGCATATGCAATCGGAACTTTTATTCTATCTTTTTCTGTTACTCCATCTGACGCAAAGCGCACAAGAGTAATGTTGTTAAATAGCGTTCCAAACGCCACAACATATTTTCGAAGTAGTCTGTTATAAAAAGGCGTACCTAGCATTTTATGGTCGTCCAAACGGATTTGTTTCGGCAGAATTAATAATCAGATTTGCCTCTAGTTGAAGTAACTTGTTGTCATGATATTCGTAGAATACATAATTTTCTTGAGGATCGTATGGAGTCACAATTGAATATGATGTATTTGATGACGCTCCAATAACATTTTGTCCCGCTGAGGAATTAAACTCTCCTTTAATATGTATGACATCCAAATTGCCTGACGGACGATCCCAGTACGCAACAGTTGCAGACGCAGACGATGTTGCCACATTTGATCCTCCTTGATACACTTTTTCATCTTCAATGTAGTCTTGTGTGCTTCCAGCTGGAACGTTCAAAGAAAGTCGTATTGTATACGTATCGTCTACAAGTCTTCTATCAATATCTTCAATTCCAGTATCAACTCTGTTTTCTCCAAACTTCCAAAGTTCGGTATACAGTTCATAGAAATACGCATCTTTTTTTCCAAGCTGATAAAAATTCTTATCTTTATCAACGAACTTGATTTCAAATATTTTTCCAAACACAGGAACCCAGATAAGATCGCCTTCGCGCGGACGGTCTGCGTAGCCTGGTGGAATGTATCGATTCCATGCGCGCCGCGTTACAAGAAAGTTTGCTCCTTGACGTGCTTCAAGTCCAAATTTGGACAAAAACTCGCCGTCTCCTCGATATGACTCAACGTCAACAATATACATGTCAATTGCATGTGCCCGCTGAAAGTAAGCAAGAGGATCTTCTCCAAACAAAGGATCAAACTCGTCCTCGCTTTCGCGAATTATGTAGTATACATCTGTTCCGTGAATTCGAATGGCTTCATTCAGCAAATCTTCGACAAGAAGCTGTTCAGGAGTAATGTTTCGATTTGAATAGGAGTTAAAATACGGGGACGTTGCCATGGATTAAATCAACCAATGAAAAAATCTGGCGGAATTTCATTCTCTAATCTTAGCTGCTGCTCCAACTTTTCAAGTTCAGCTACCGCCTTGTCATACAATTCAAGACCATTGAGTGTAGTTCCTCCAACCAATTGAATACCAGAATACTTTGAAAGATTTTCGCCCCACTGACGCTTGAATAGCGCAGATGTATATTTCTTGAGCCAGCGATCTCCCCAGATTCGAGTGTTTGTTTCTGGATCAACTGCAACATAACATTTAATGATAATAAAATCCCCAGCCTTCACTGTATTTCCCCAATCGGCATCTAGATATAGTTTTTCTGTAAGTCGATTAAAGCGAATGGGTGTTTCTCCAGAAAACAACATTTCAATATTACGAAGATGCTGCTGAGTAATGACATATCCAGTGTATGATGTGGCATTATAGTTATAGATTTCATTCAAGAATATCTGATACTTAACATTCCACATTGACAGAGGATTTGTAGAGGGAAGAACAAGAATCTTTTCAATGCCCGTGACCAAAGGATTTGTAATTGGAATGTATTTGTTCGTAACATCGTCTGACGTAATTTGATACTTGACATACGAAGGCACAAGCCCGTCAAAGTGAAACTCGCGGAACATTGCAAGTGCTTCATCTATTCTGTCTTCAAGCTGATCGTCATCGACATTGATTTCAATGACTGGATGCCCCAGATGTCGTAGACAGTACTGTTTCAGCTTTTCTCTTGTATTGATGGAAGCCATTTAGTATAACTCCTCGACTATCAATACTCCGCGATCCATTGTTACCGCAGCCGAATCGCTTGTTCGGAATCTGATATTGGCGGTTTGCGTTCCCGCTCCAACTGCAAGAACGGTGTGCATTGAAACAGTGTTATTTCCAGTATTTGCGAGTACCTGTCTTTCCGTTGCGGCTTGATCGGATCCATTGATAGTAATGACAAAAAAACCAATATTAGAAGTAGACTTTGACGCCGATCCAGTAAACGAGACTTTTAGATTTGATTCTGCGAGAGTTGTCACGGCTACATTATAACCTGGAATATCTACATACGTTCCGCTGGTTGTATTGCGTGAAGTTGTGTTTGACAGCGTAATAAGCTGGCGCGTACTGAGTGTGCGCTTTCCTGCTATGTATGTTTGTCCCTGGTGTGTCATAGCAGACATGCCCGTGACTGTGGTGAGCCCCTCTCCACCATCAGACGTGGGGAACGGAACGAACAGGTTTCCCCAGGCGGATCCTACTCCACCATTTCCTCCAACACCTCGCGTCATTCCTAGATTACAAAAATAGTTTTCTAGTGGGAACAGCCCGCCGCCAACCGACCATTGTTGAAAATAAACGTCATATCCTTGTGCGCGGATAGAATATTCGTGAGAGCCGATACCTGTGTTTGCGAAGGATATGAACGTGTTTGAACTTGCAAGTGCTCGGCTGGTGGCAAATTTGGCTGTATTGGCGCTCTGTCGCCTCGTCCAGTAGGAGATGCCCGTTGTTAGACCTGTTGGCAACGTGTTTGAAGTAGTGAATCTAACTTCCGATAAATCGGCATAGTCAATCGTGTGCGTACCGAGAAGGTGACCGGCACTATTAGAGAAAGTTACGTCATCGGTCTGTCCCGCAGGCAGAAACTGAACTTCAAAAAGAGCGTTGTTGTCTGCACCATTGAGCCAAACGCCATGCGATTCGGCAGTGTTGTTGTAGAAGTAAGTTCCCCCGATAAAGACGTTGCGCGCAGAATCAGGTTGGCCATTCAGCATCTTCGCATAGCCGTGCGTGCCTGACCCCGCCGTTGAGTAAACGAGGGCTGTTTGCGCCACAGCATTGGCGTAAGTGTCGGCATATTTTGATGTTGTTGCACTTTGTCGTATTGTATAGTAAGACGTACCTGTTGACAGCCCGACGGGCAGGGTGTCAACCGTGTAAAATTGAACTTCAGCTAAGTTTTCTAAATCCGTCGCGTAAGTTCCAAGTATATGCCCGCCAGAATTTGAGAACGCGACCGTTTCGTTGTTAACACCGGTGTGCAGAACAATCGCGCGAATATCGTTAGTGGGGTATGTGTCTAGAAATCCATAACAGTCAGTGAACCTGTTGTCGGCATTTCCAAAAGCGCAGCCTGATGGGTTCTTTGTGCGAGTCGTGAGATAATATCCGACGTTCGTGTAGTTGCGCGCCGATACGCGATGAAAGGTAGCTTGCGTGACGTGGATGCACAGCAGCGCATAACCCGCCTTGCTATCGCAATCCAGCGTCAGGTTTTCTATGCCTACCCCATACATGGGGCCTGCTAACTGCACAACAGCGGCTGTGGTGCTGGCAGCCCCCGTGAACAGGATACGGCTCGAGCCGTTGACTTGCTGGTTGATGATGCCAGTGCTGCTGCCGTAGGACACCCCAACAAGGCGAATGCGGTTGTCTTTGGTGCTGGGAGAGTCATTTGTGCCGTTGCCAAGCGTGATGCCGGTTGTCGTGGCGTAAGTGCCAGCTGGGAAATAGACAACTCCTCCTCCAGCCGCATTGACGGCAGCAATTGCATTATGAATTGCGGTTGTTGAATCTGTTGCACCTGTTGGATCTGCACCAAAATCGGTAACATATGCCCAACCATCTCTGGGTCCAGCAATATAGCTTAATGTATTCCAAGTATTTGAACCAGTGCCTATTTTTAGTCTGTTCGTATTTGTTTCAAACCCAAATTCTCCAGAATCTAGAGTAGGATTAGAATTTGCCCAATGAGAAGAAGTTCCTCGTTTTATTTGAACCTTTACCGCCATATGTCAATTTCCTAAATAATAGCTATGATTTCCTACATATTTAGTAAAATTTCAAAAAATCAAAATAAATTAAAAGAGGCAATGTCTTTTACTACTTTTTGTTTTTGAAGTTCTGGTATTTCGTTCCAATATTCATTTTTAAGTGACATGTAAAGTGCGGTACACTCGTCTATTTTACCAAACCACCAAGAAGATACTGCTTTTAGGTATACTATATCATATTTTCCACAATATCCTGTAGAAGCCCCAAGAGGAGGTAGAGAAAAGTCGCAATTATTCAGGGCAAAATTTGCAAAAGTATAACAATCTGAATGCTTTTGCTGTGCACGCCACAGTTTACAGATGTTAAAATATGCCTCGGGTCGCTTTGAACACAGATTAAGCGCGGTTAAAAGAAGACTCTTAACGGTAGTATCTCTGTTTCCCTGCATTTGAAAACACTGCGCCGCAAGAAGAAGGCATTCGTATGCGCGCTCACGCTGCTGCTGCAACTCATATCTTTCTGCTGCTCGAATAAAGAATGAACTGGCAGCCGCAGTCTGATTTATGACAAAATACGCATGCGCAAGTTCATAGTTTTTGTGGGGGTTTTCAGAATCTTGAATATAGTTGTTTAGACAGTACTCTAAAAAATCATCTTTATGGTGCATGAAAAATATCCTCAATAATTTTTTCAGGACAAGTAAGAACAAATGCGCAGTTATCCTGAAGCCCAGATGATATCAAATAAGTGTCATCTTTTTTTGTCATCCCTGCGCAGAATTCAATTTCTGCTCCTAAGAATGAAAACTCTTCAGATTTCTTAATAATGTTCCAATTAGAATCCCAGAAAACAAAACGATGATAATACTTTCCATCTTTTCTTCCTGCGGGACTTTTGTATAGATCAACCTCGTGAGTAATACAGAAATATCCGTCCTTCCATGGAAGAACGTGCGATGATCCTCTCAAATCCCTTTGAAATCCAAGATGCAGATTATTTGTAAGTGCAGTCTGAAGAGTTTTTTTGTTTTCAATGTCAACTTTTACAACTTCTGTTTCTGTGCACCATTTTACAAAATGGTATGGCATATCGACAACTGGCATCCAATTTTTTTCGCAATAAGACTGAGTTCCCTCTAAAATTGGAATTCTATAGCGAGACACTTCTTTGACAGAATCATCAGTTAATTCAATTTCTGATAACTCCATTCTTCCTTCTCCGTTGGGTGTCGTATCCCGCCGCACTCCACAAATATATAATTTTCCGTTCCATCTGAATAGTCTACAATCTTCAAGACCTACAAAGTTCCAAACAGGAGGAACGTCAAACGCAGACATGTCAATCTTGTGTATTTTATTGATTGAAAGATCATCGTTAAACAATACAAAATAGTTTGTGGTTGTGAGTGTCCAATCATTTTCGGGATGCACGTAGATAAGAGGTCCCCACTCATGCTCGAAAATCTTTTTCTCAGAGTGATAAATTGTAACCTGACAGTGACGAATGGCCGCCATTAGTTGTCCATTGTCATTGTAGATGGAAGGATTAAATGTTCCTGTTCCGTTAGTCAATTCGGCGGGAATAATGATGGTGTTAATTTTGCCACCTTGTTTTAGAACACGTTGAGCAAAGATTTTATTGTCATCTTTCAGGATAGATATGGGTTCGTCATTTTTTTCAGGAATCAGAAACTCTTTTACTCGAGGAAGACGAAATATCACTCCTGGTAGAAATTTTTGAGGATATGCTCTTTTTTGATACTTGTGTTTATTTGCATCTTCTGGACATAGTTCATTGACAGAATTAATGGAAAGAGTATTTACACAATCCATATTGGCATAATGAATAAAGGAATCTGCCTTTTCTTTTCTTCTATCGTTGTTTCCCATCCAGGTGAAATGCCAACCACAATCTTGTAGTATCTGTCCGTTCTCTGTTATCCATATAGGCGAATATTCATTTAGAACATTGCTTCGCATTTTTGTGGGGGTGCCGCCGTCTCTTAGCTGCTGGGCGGTACACATTAACAAAGAATTCATCCAAGAAACGGGGGTTCTGCCTTCATACAGACGCGAGTCCGCAGTTCCTTCTAACAGAACCAAGGGTATCTTGATAATATTTTTTTTGTTGTTTCGACAAACCGAAGCAAAATAATCTATAAATTTTGGATTTATTATTTCGTCGCAATCACCCATTATGAATACGGTATCATTGTCATACTCTTTGGAATAGATTATTCTCATTAATGCATCGCGCTGCAATCTTTCGCGCGTCCATGCGTATGCTTCTTTTATACTATTCGCTTCCGCGGAATTTACTATGTCAAGTTCATTTGGAACAAGAGACATTCCATCAAGATCAAGTTCAATAACTTTGATCTTACTACTGTTCGCAAATCCAATTTCTTCTAAAACTTTTTTGCAAACAAACTCTTTTTTAATTCCACTATGGGTATAATTTAGCTCTGATATGACAAATTCATCCACATGATCGTACAACAAGCTAAGACGAAGTTCGAGCAATTCTTTTTCATTAAAGAACATAAAATAATCAACAATTTTCTTTTTCATATTTACTTCCAATATTCATATAATTTTTTTGTGATTTCATATTCGGTAGTTACGATTTTTCGTTTTGGCTGCTTTATGGCCCAAATAAACATCTCTTCAATCAAACTATTTAAATTTGTTTCGTCCTTAAATTCCAATAGTTTCTTTGCTTTGCTGTGATCGCAATATGCATGTTTGACCTCGTGTCTAGGCTCCGAGTGCATTATTGTTATATTATATCCATATTTTTTTGCAATTGTCTGCACAGTGCGCGCTACGTCATTTATTGAAAAATATTTGTCCGCTCCTATATTAAACGTTTCTCCATTATGCTCGTCTGTAAGTAATTTGTCAAATGGATTCATATAATATTTAATATCGGAAAATGCGCGCGTTTGTTCTCCATCTCCGTATACGACAAGAGGCTGACCGCCAATGGCTTTTCGAATAAAAATTCCAGTGACGTTTCTGTAGCGATCCCAAATATTTTGGTATATTCCTAAAACATTGTGAGGACGCACAATATTATATCTAAGATCAAATTGAGTGGCCGCTAGTTTAATATCTTCTTCAACTGCATATTTCGCTATTCCGTACGGATCTACTGGACTTCTTGGCATATCCTCCGTAAAAGGTGGAGTTTGCTGTCCATACACCGCCATGCTCGACGTAAAAACTAGTTTAGAATCATGTTTCACACATTCGTTTACAATATTAATGGAAGAAACTAAGTTGTTTCGATAATTAAAATTTCTGATAAACGGAGACAGCCCCTCCGCCGCATATGCGGCAAAGTGAAAAACAACGCTGGGCTTATATTCTTCGAATACTTCGGCCACCTTTTTTCTATTTTCTATGTTGAATCTTTTGAATCTAAAACTATTAGACTCAATTGGAACAAAGTCTTTGTATCCGCCAGATAAATCGTCTATTCCAATAACCTCATGTCCGCTTGAGAGCAAGTGACGAGTATAGTTTGCTCCAAGTAATCCTGCGCAACCGGTTACCATAACTTTCATATTTTAAAATCCTAAATATTTTTTTCTAACAAAATTCAAGTCATATGTTGTATATTTAGAGTCATAATTTTGATTATTAAATGGAGTTTGATAAAAACCAGTGGCATAAAAATCATTTCCCCATTTTTTGTAAAGATAGTCGGTTTCGTTCAGTATTCTACTGGTGTTCATTTTTTCTTTTAAATTTTCTGGATCTAGTCTCCATGTCTGTGAACCAGAAGACTCATAATCTTTGTCTCCGTGAAGGTATTCAATATTTAGATTCAAAGTTTTTATATTTTCGTTTGTTGCTCGAATACTGTAATCTACATCTTCCGCATATATTGGATACAAATTTTCATCAAACAATCCGCATTTCTGTACTGCGGAATCTTTTATAAGAAACAAATCGTACGCTCCTCCAGTGACAGATCCCCAC